ATCTTAGCTGTAACTTCATTGAGTTTGTCTTGGATAGAATCGTAATAGTCTTGGCTTTCTTTGAGATCCTTGTTGAGTTTTTCAAGTATCATTCCTAAATTAGCATCGTGTAATAGAGTTCCACACGCATAGCAAGTATGATCCTCAGAATCTTTTATCTGATTTTCCAATTTTTGTAATGCTTTAGCTGCTTGGCCAGAACTACTCTCAAGGGAAGCTTTTTCCCTGACAAGGCTCTTAACCATTTCTCGTGTCTCGCTCCACGTCTTGAGCGACGTCTGAGCTTCAATTTCTGAAACGATGTCAACTGCCTGAAGAGCCCTAATAGCGGTTTCCGTAGATTTAATTTCTTCTTCTTGTCTGGAATACCAAGCTTTTTTCTTGAGATTGAGTGACTCAATGGTAGCTTTGATACGCTCATTGCTGGTTTTCGTCGCTTCAATGTTAGCTGTCTCCTGAGTTATCTGATCTTTTGTTGATTTAACCTGTTCTTTTAACAGATCAGCCTTCTCACTAAGGGCTGTTATGCCTAAAAGCTGTTCAATCACTTCTCTTTGATCGTTTGCCTTCATTCCTAAGAAAGGTTCTGTATATGTGTTCAATGCAAGTATGTGTTTGAACATCATATGACTCATACTAAGAAGAGATTGTATAGATTCTTGTGTTTTACGGCTATCTCCTTGACTCTCATCAAGATCTGCTTCTTGTTCTTGATTGTTAATGTAGAATTTTAAGATATTGGGCTTACGTCCACGTTCAATCCTATATTCTAACCCATCTCTTTCAAAAGTAACAGTAACTAACATATTTTTTTGATTAATATTGTTAATTAGGTTATCTCTCTTGATGTTTGTTAGTGCTTGTCCAAACAAACTATAGCTAAGAGCATTAATGATAGTAGTTTTACCAGTTCCGTTCCTGTTTCCGCTATCATCTCCACCCATATCTAGGTTTTCACCTAGCACAAGTGTTAGTTGTTCCTTTTCAAAGTCTACTGCTTGGGTTTGATTGCCCACGCTCATGAAGTTTTTTACTGTGAGGCTCTTTATTTTAATCATAGTCCGTTATAAATCTCCAGTAGTAGCTTAGGATCGTAACTATCGCTCTCAATACTAATGATTTGATTCATTACTATCTGATCAACACTCTCAAATTTAGTAATTTCTAAAGCACTAGTATTACCATCTAGGTCTTTTTTCTCAGGAATTAGTGTACACTCACGTATGTTGTACTTTGCCATTACTGTTTCTTTAATGAAATTAGCTTCTTCAAAGCTAATATCAATATCTAACCCAACCCTTAAATGCATTTTAGGCCTGCAAAGATTGTCCATGTCATCGATTAGTTTGCTTAATTTAGTAGTTCTATATAGTGGAGCATCTGGCCAATCAATATATTGTGGCTTATTTCCCCATTCTAATATCATCATGCCGCGCTCGCTATCCCAAGCGTCGGCAAAATTATGAGGAAAAGCATTACCGATATAATGAATGTTACCTTTATTTTGTCTTTTATGGAAGTGTCCAGTAAAAACATATTCGTTATTTGCTAGATCATCAGCTTTCATATCACCGTGATCAGGCATTTGTACCATTGCGTTCATATAAAACATTGGTAATTCGAAGTGTCCAAACATATAACGACTCTTCATTTTAGTAATTTTCTTCCATTCATCACCTACAAGCCATGGAATAAATGCAACTTCATCCATAACAATTGGTTCTGTAATCATAGTAATGCCTGGAACGTGCTTTCCAAAAGCTACAGAGTTCATATCTCTTCGGTCTTTATAATACAGATCGTGATTTCCAGGAAAGAAAATTACTTGATCAAATGATTTTCCTAGCTTCTCTAAGCATTCTAGTCCGCTATTCATAGTAACGATGTTGATAGAATTACGATTGTGATTCCAATCTCCACAGAAGATTGCAGTTTCACAACCGTTATTCTTAGCAGTTTCTATAAACCAATCGACAAATTCTACGCAATCGTCAGTATGCGACTTTGAATTTGACTTTAAGCCAAAATGTATGTCTGTAAAGACAGCAGCTTTCTTAAAGAACTCCATATAAACTCCTTATTATAATATAATAACAGAGTTTACATTAAAAGTCAATCGGAACTTCCGCCGCTGTTACGATCTTTAGCTAATTGCCATTCGTGATTTCCTTGGCGTGTATAGCTAGGACTAAAGTTATTCATTTCTAAGATATCATCGCGAATATTTTGATTACGCTTCTCTATATTAATAACTCTAGTAAAGCTGTTTGTTACAGCAGCAGTATAATATGCAAACGGATTTTGACTCTTTGATTCGTCAAATTGTAATCCTATTTGTGTTAATTGTAGAATTGCTTGCCCACGCATTTCGTCATTGTAAGTATATCCGCGAACATTTCCTCTTGTAGCATATCGTTCACATAGCTTCATAAACATCTTTGCTAGTTTATTTGTAAATTGGCCTTGATCTTTACGGAAATATCCATTTTCCATACCGCCTGTCCAATGACTTTTACCTACACACATTAGATTTCCTGCATCGTCAAACTTCCAATGTTGGAAAGGAGGGAAGTTTACTTTGTCGTGTGCATCTGCTACGGTCTTTGTCTTCTTTTTTCTTCCAGGAGCTAACGGTATATGATCAAATGACATTATACGGAACACTAGATCTGCTTTTTCAACCTTACGATAATCAATTTCGCAATCACTTAGTTTGCTTTTTTTATCTCCAGAAAGTTTACGTCTTTCAAATTCTTGTCCAGTTAGTTTCTTAGCTCGAGTTCTTTTAGCTTCTGCTATGGTTCTAATGTTAATCTTATCTAAACTTGGTAATATCATGTCATAATCACAATATGTAGGATCTACGTAACTACAATAGCTATTCTTGCTTTTATGAATTTCGTCTAGTAAGTCCTTGTTATTTAAATAGTTTACTTTTGCCATTATTATTCTTCTCCAATCTTATTATAATATACGCACATTATAAATGCAATAAATATCTAGGGGGATTCTTATGGAAGATGATTTTTTTGGTGGTATATCTGATACAGTAGCTGATGTTACTGATTCTATCAGTGATACCCTTAGTGATACAGTAGACTCGTTAGGTGATCTAGTAGGTGAGGGGTTAAATGGATTAGCAAATGTTGCTGCCGGCGCCCTAACTGGTGCCGCTATTGGTGCAATTGGAAGTATTTTAGGTGGACTTAACACATTAGATCCCAATCTTGTTCTTAGCTCCCACAGGCGCCAAGGAATTCCTTTCGGCGCCGAATTTGATTATGATTCTAGTTCTTGTTCTACAAGATTTTCAGGACCAGCCGGACAAAAAGACTGGCGTGTAAATATCTTCAGTCCAATTATACTAGAAAGTTCGGCATTAGCTCCCCTGGCCCGCACAAACGGATTAATATTTCCATATCTACCAAGTATTACTTTTAGCAGCACTGCTAGATATGATGCAATTGCTCCTACACACAGTAATTATCCTTTTTATGCTTACAAGAATTCACAAGTTGATGATATAACAATTGCAGGAAGCTTTACTGTACAAGATCAAAAAGAAGGTATCTATTGGTTAGCTGTTATGCATTTCTTAAGGACTGTAACAAAAATGTATACAGGTAGAGGTCCTAATTTAGGAAACCCACCACCTATCTGTACATTAAATGGCTATGGAGATTTTGTTTTCAATAATGTTAGTTGTGTAATTAAACAATTTAATATATATTTTCAAAAAGATGTTGATTATATCTCAGTAAAAGGGCCAATGGGCATGAGTTATGTTCCATCTAAGAGTGAAATTACTGTTGTATTATCTCCTGTATACAGTAGAGATAAGACAAAGACATTCAATCTTACTAGTTTTGCTAATGGAAACTTAGTCTCAGGTAGAGACGGAAAAGGTTGGTTATGATAGCAAGATATTCAGCAAGTAGTCCTTGGTATTCAACTCCAATAGTTGATAATACTTTAGATATATGGGCACCTAGGACGATTCCCTCAAGAGATGATGATTTTGAATACACTATATTACCTCAATATAATTATAGACCTGATCTTTTAGCCTACGACATTTATGGTAATCCAAAACTATGGTGGGTTTTTATGCAGCGTAACAAAGATGTTATATTTGATCCTATTTTTGATTTTCGTTCCGGCACTACTATTAAGTTGCCAAAGAAATCTGCGTTATTATCTGCATTAGGAATAGGATAATAAATGGCTGATAACATTACTGGAGTACCACTAACATCTGATTATGTTGAACCCGGTAATCCTATTACGGTAGGGTCAGGTTCTGCATCAGATGATTTAGCACAAACTCGCGCCGTCTATGATGATGTGTTAAATAATCAACCAAGAGGTAAAAAAAACCCACTTAGTTTTTATAAAACATTTAATTATCTTTTTACTTTGGCTATTATTCCTACAGGAATTTATAATAATGGATCGTATCCATCTCCAGGTAATTTGCCTAATATTTTAATAAGATCCCAGGGTGATTGGCGTAACTGTGATAGAGTAACTACAGAATTTGGATCTTTTGATTATTATCTAGATAATCTTATTATTAGTACTATAGTAACACCAACTGAACACACAGGAAATACTATTAATGGTAATGCAATTTCTTTTGAAGTGTTAGAACCTTACAGTATGGGATTATTTGCTGAAGCAATTGCCGCTGGTGCAATTAATGCAGGATATCTTGAAATTGTTGGAGCTGTTTTTATATTAGCAATTGAATTTGCAGGATACACAGATAATGATGTACCTCATATTGATTCGTCGTTAACAAAGTATATAACATTGAATATTACTGATATGACCATGAGTGTAACTAATGCTGGATGTAGATATAATATAACTGCTAATTCGGCAGCCGGTAAAACATTAAATGATGGTAACTCAGAAACTAAATTTGATCATCAATTACACGGTATAACTGTAGAAGATTTTATATCAAAGAATGTAAAAGGGAGTTTACAATTTGCTCTCAACAGAGCATTAAATCAACTAGTTTCTGATAAAACTCTAGCATCAACAGATAAGATTGAAATAACGTTTCCAGAAAATCCAAATTTACCCGGAGTTACTAATACTATTGGTAAAGCTAAATTATTTAAAGATAACAATTCTGCTGGCGCACAACCTCAACCAGATTTAGATAAAATTTATGATAAACAAAATAAAATTTACAAAGAAACATATAATGTTAAAGAGGACAGAGTAACAACTATTCCTAAAGCTACTCCTATAATATCTGCTATAAAAGAAATTATATTAAGAAGTGATTACATATCTAATCAAATGCCTGGAGGTAAGTTTAATACAGATTCGATGGGGATGATTAATTGGTTTATTATTAAAACTAGAAACGAATTTGGAGAATTTAATCCCCAAATGAACAGACATAATATGAAATGGATATATGAAATATTACCTTGGAAAGTACAAATAGATAAATTTGTACCTCCCGGCACACAACCGCCGGGGTATGATCAATTAAGATTAAACATTCCTAAGGTTTATGATTACATTTATACAGGTAAGAATACAGAAATAATATCCTGGAATATTCGATATAATAATACTTTAGCAGATTTAAAACCAGTTGATCTTACAACAAATGCTGGAACTGCTATATCAAATGTAACAGGTGATGCTGGTATAAAACAAACAGGAAAAACATTACCTAATGCTGCAAGTGTAGGATCTAAGGAGATATCTCCTATGATTGCATTAACTGGCGCAAAAGAATTTTTAACTACTGGAAATGCAGGTAGTGGAACTGATGTATCTACCACAACAAATACTAGAATGTTAAGTAGAATAATTAACGGCGCCGGCAGTGGAACAGGTGATATGATAAATTTAGATATGGTTATACACGGTGATCCACATTGGATATCTAATGATGTTTCCGGAAATAAAATCGTGCCTGCATCAACGTTTAGCGAAAATACAGACGGCTCAACAAATACATTTAGTGGAAAGGTATATGTAATAGCTAATTTTAGAACGCCAATTGATATTGATCCAGTAAGTGGGCTTTATAAATTTACAGCCACATTAGATACAATTAGCGGAATATATGAAGTAACATCAATGGAACATCGATTTGAAAAAGGTAAGTTTACTCAAAGATTTGCTAATGCAAATAGATTAAGAGCACAGCTTACAACAAGCGGAAAAGGTTCTGGATTTGGTATATCAGAAGGCCGCCAAGGACAGGGCGGATATCTTGCTGCGGGTAATACTAGTATATTGGGTGCAGCATTTGATCTATTAGGTGGTGCAAATGTATTTGGTTCCGGTTTACCTATTCCTAATTTAGGCGGAGTAATAGGTGGATTATCTAGAGGAATAGGTTCGGGTATAGGATCAGCTATTGGAGGAGTAGTTAATAATATAACTTCAGGTGTTGGTGATATAGTTGGAAATCTTACAGAATCAAATGATTCTACGGAAGAATAATATCTATAAGGAAATTAAAAAATGACAAGAACGTCTGAAGAATCACTTTCTACGCTTAGGATTGACCCAGGTCCTCACATAGGTAGGATCGTCAGTAACGTCGATCCGCATAGGCAAGGTGCTGTACAAGTAGAACTATTAGGTAATATCGGTAATCAAAGAGGAATGGATCAACAGGTATTTACTGTTAGATATGCTAGTCCTAGTTTTGGATCTACAGATGTAGAACATGATGCTACAAATGCTCCAGACCATCATGGATCACAACAGAGTCACGGATTTTGGTCCCCACCTCCAAATACAGGCGGTATGGTATTATGTATATTCATAGGAGGTGATCCAGGTCAAGGCTATTATTTTGGATCTATACAAGATCAACATATGAATCAATCTGTTCCTGGAATTGCTTCAACTAAATCAACAAAGAAACAATTTAAATCTTATAATCCAGATACTGGAGATTGGTCTAAAATTACTGATACTAGTAAATTAACTGATAAAGGGTCACAATTACCTGTTGGTGAAGTAAATCGACCTAGCGCAAAAGGTATGCAACCTAACACAGGTAAAATGGAAAAACCTGTTAATAGTGCAAGAGTTAGCCAACTAGCTGAACAAGGATTAATAGACGATCCATATCGAGGAACACATACTAGCAGTGCCAGAAGAGAAAGTCCTAGTAATGTACATGGATGGTCTACTCCCGGGTCACTTGATAAAACTCCAGGAGCTCCAACAAGATCAGTTGGTCCAAGAGATACTCAAGTAACTAAACATACAGCACGTCGTCCTGGACATTCTTTTATAATGGATGACGGTGATGAAACACAACTTAGAAAAAGTAAACCCGGTGCCGGCCCTGCTGAATATGCCAATTTACAATCAGGTGAAACAGGCGGCGATGTTATGTTGCCCAAAGACCAACAGATAAGAATTACTGCTGCTAATGGTGCTCAATTTATTATGCATTCTACAGAAGATTTTATTCATATACATAATTCAAAAGGAACTGCTTGGGTTGAAATGACCAGCAACGGAAAGATAGATATCTATACAGCTGATTGTGTAAGTGTGCATACAGAAGCAGATTATAATATTACCGCAGATAGAGATATTAACTTACACGCAGGCCGGTCTGTGAATATGTATGCCGACCATGATATCAATTTACATTCAAAAACTGAAACCCATGTTAAAGCTGATACTAACGTTCATATGAGTGCATCTAACCATATTGCAGTACACGCCGAGGGCGGATCTCTTACAATGATGTCAGACGATGTTGCTAATATAGTATCAGGTGATATCAGGATTGATGCTAAAAGTTTAGATATATCATCAAAAGGTCATATACATATGACTAGTGGTGAAGATACAAATATAAAAGGTGTACAGATGTTTTTCACAGCTATGCGTGATTTACATTTAGCTGCTTCTGGATCGGTTGTGCAAACATCTGCTCAGTCACATTTAACAGCGTATAGCAAAGCTATTGTACACTCGTTTGGAACTATTGAAATGAGATCAGATGATATGTTTAGTACCTCAGGTAGCGATATGTCTATGACATCTGATGGTCCAATTGCAATTTCTGCAGATGGTGGAGATATTAGATTACAAGGTACCTCTAATGTTTATTTAAACAGCGGCCCAGGAAGAAAGAAAGGTGCAATAGCTGTTGCTACTGATCCTCATAATTTAATGCTAGCAGCTGTAAATCCTGATGCAACTAGTCCTATATCCGCAGCAGAAGCAGCTGAAGCAAACGATGCAACTGGAGCTAAACCTCATCCAACCGCAACTACAGCTAGTCCAATTAAACACGTACCGCATACTGGATTTGGTAAAGCTATTACTACAAGAGTTCCGGGTCCACAACCTTATGACGGTCACGAACATCTCAATCCACCGGGACATACACAAGATTTAACTGATAAACATAATGCAGATCAACCATTTAATAAAGACGAAGAAAAGAAACAAATATCTCATTCAGACGATCTAGAAAACTTACCAAATGGAACCCGTAAGCAAGGTCCAAATGTACACGGTAACAGAAGAAATCCTTATCCACATCACCCATCACCGGGTAGTGATCCAAGTAGTAATGTTACTAGTCACGAAAGTCAAATTAGTAATAGAAATACACCAAGTGATTGGGTACAGGATCAAGAATTTATGGGAGATGTAGCAGCGTTATCCGGTAAATTAGGAATTACAGTTTCAGAATTATTATCTATTTTTGCTATAGAAACAGGAACAGCAACATTAGATCCTAGTAAGACTAATGGCGAGGGATGTGTTGGTCTTATACAAATTTGTAAGTCTACTAATCCACAATCTGGAAAAACTAACTATGACGAATTAGCTGCTCGCAGTCCTAAAGAGGCAGCTGACGATAATTTAAGTCCAGAAGGATTGAGAAAATTAACAAGACATAGACAAATGTTTTGGGTCGACAAATATTTTGATCTTATATTACCAAGTGGAGCAGGAGTATTTCCAAAAGAAGATAGGGTGTGTTATGTTTGGATGGCACTTGCTGCTGGAACTGATTCTAGTAAGTTGATTACTAAAAATACTATCTATCCTTTTTCAGATAGTCGTTGTAAGCGTAATAAAGGTTGGCAAGATCCTACCCAAGACAACGATTGTACAGTTAAAAAAGCTTGTACTTGGTTGCGTTGGTATGAAAAACAATTTATTGCTCCAAAATTAGGAGCAAAGAGTTTCAGTCCTGATCTCTCATCAGGCCCTGGCTCAACTATACAGCCAGAAGTTAAGCCAAGTATTCCAACACCAGGCAGTACAGATAATAGTTTTCCTGGAACTACACAGGAAAATACTATGCCTTCAAATACCCCAGGTGTACCAAACAGTGTACGTTGGTCTTGGTATGACGACAAATATATTGCAGTAGATATTACAGGTCAACCTGTTAATGCAGCAGGTAACCAAGTTGCTCCTGATGCTGCATTTAGTAAACCAGCAGTATTAAATCCACCAGCTGCACCAGCAGCTCCTTCTACAGGTGGCTTACCTGCAAATGTAATGTCGGGATTAAATCCAAAAGGTACAGAAATATTAGGAAAAGATTTGTTGTCTAAAGCTAGCGGATTAGCATCAGCTGCTGGAAATATAACAAAGACTGCTACTTCTATTTTACCAAAACTTTTAGGATAAGTAATGAAGGGGGTGTAATATGGCAGTACAAGGTTATAATAATTTAGTTATTGGCAACACAAGTGCCGACCCTTATCATAAAAATTTCCAACCTAAAGCATACAAGGGATTTAGTACGATTAGTTCTGCTTCTAAGAATGGATCACTGTATGATTTAGAATTAATTAAACAGGATCTTATTAATCATTTCCATATAAAGAAGGGTGAAAAGTTAGAAAATCCAACTTTTGGAACTATTATATGGGATATGCTATTTGAACCTCTAACTGATCAAATTAAACAATTAATAACAAACGATGTTAATGATATTATCAATAGCGATCCAAGAATTAAAGTCTTATCGAGTGTAATTACGCAAGTAGATAAAGGTATACAGTTAGAATTTACATTAGTATACGTACCTTATAATATACAACAAAGTATGCAATTTACATTTGATCAAGATAACGGTTTAATTTAATTAAAGTAGCACTTTATAGTTAAAATAAATAAACTAAACAGGATCGAACTCTATGTCAGTAACTAGCCGCCAAAACAAATTATTTTTATCTGAAGATTGGACTAAAATCTATCAGACATTTACTAATGCTGATTTCACTAGCTATGATTTTGAAAACATACGTAGAGTAATGATTACCTATCTCAGAGAAAATTTTCCTGAGAGCTTTAACGATTATATTGAGTCTAGTGAATACCTTGCTCTCATTGATTTAATTGCATTTTTTGGACAGAGTTTAGCCTATCGTTTAGATTTTAATGCTAGAGAAAACTTTTTAGAACTAGCTGAACGTCGCGAAAGTATATTACGACTTGCTAATATGATAAGTTACAATCCTAGCAGAACTGTTGCTGCTAACGGGTTTTTAAAATTACAAAGTGTAATAACTACTGAAAACATTACTGATTCTAACGGAATAGGATTGGGAAATGTACAGGTATCCTGGAATGATGCATCAAACATTAACTGGTTTGATCAGTTTACTAAGATAATGAACGCATCATTTATTGAAAACGTAAGTTTTGGAAATTCTTTATCTAAAGCAATTGTTAATGGATTATATACAGAGCAATATAAGATAAACAGTTACATAACTGATGTACCTGTATTTCCATTTTCTGCTACTGTTAACGGCAACGGATACAATTTTGAAGCAGTAAGTACTATTATATCATATGAATCATCTTCACAGACTAGTTTAGTAAAAGAAGATATTCCACAAATCGGTAATCAAGTATCAATAATTTATACAGACGACGGACAGGGATACGGAAGTGTTAATACTGGATTTTATATCCATTTTAAACAAGGTTCTTTAACTCAGAACACATTTTCTATTAATAACCCTGCAAGTAATCAGATTATTAATATAGCAGCAACTAATATTAACAATGATGACCTTTGGTTATATCAATTGGATAAAAATGGATTAGAACAGATATCTAATCTGTGGACACAGGTTCCTACAGTTAACGGTAACAATGTAATCTATAATAGTATAGATAAAACTAAGAAAAACATCTATTTTGTACAAACTACAGCTAATGATAGTGTAGCTTTAAATTTTGCTGATGGTATTTTTGGTAATTTACCAAAAGGTACATTTAGAACATATTATAGGACTAGCAACGGATTAAGTTATATTATTCATCCATCAGATATGACTAGTATTATTATAAATGTGCCTTATGTTTCTAAAAATGGAACATTAGAAACATTAAAAATGATATTTTCACTTGAAGCCTCTGTAACTAATGCTTCAAGTACTGAAACAAACACACAAATTAAACAAAATGCACCTGCAACTTATTATACACAGAATAGAATGATAACAGGTGAAGATTATAGTCTAGCACCACTTAATGTAAGCCAAAATATTGCTAAAATTAAAGCTATCAACCGCACATCTAGTGGAATAAGCAGGAATTTTGATTTAATAGATGCTAGCGGAACTTATAGTAGTACTAGTATTTTCTGTACAGACGGTATTTTATATCAAGAAAAGACATTACAATCATTTAAATTTAAGTTTAATACTACAACTGATATACAAGAAATTATTTTAAATCAAGTACAACCGTTATCCTCATTAACATCAATGAGAGATTTTTATTATTCTCAGTACGGTAAAATAAACATAAGCAACGTAGAATCGGAAGATCCTTCGATATTTTGTCAAATTAATACTGGATACAATCAAAGTAACGGATATATAGGTCACACTAGTGATAGATCACCAATTGCTGTTATATATACTGGAACTAATTTAAAATATCTAGAACCAGGTGCATTAGTAAAGTTTGTTCCACCTAAAGGAAAGTTCTTTACTAGTAAGGGCACAATAACTAGCACTTCAAGTAGCACCACAACTGATAGAATATGGGCAAATGTTGTATCTGTTTCAGGTAATGGAACAGGAATAAACAATAATGGAAGAGTAAATTCAAGTCCAAACAGCTTAGGAACTATAACATTTGGACAAAATATACCTGATGGCGCAGTAATTAGTCAAATAATTCCAGTTTTTCTAAACTATTTGTCTGAAGATCTACAGACAGTGATGAATAATTTAATCTTTAACTATAGATTCTTTGGATTACGATACGATTATACTTTAAGAAATTGGGTAATAATCCAAGATAGGAATTTAAATCTTCATGATAGTTGGGGATTAGGATATGCAGGTAACAACGATGGTAATAAATTAGACAGTAGTTGGTTAATATCTTTTGAAACTGATGGTACAAATTATACTGTATCGTATAGAGGATTAGAATATTTCTTTGAATCTATAATTGAAAACAGATTCTATTTTGATGGCACTAGAAAAATATACGACACATCTACTGGGTCGATACAAAAAGATAAAATATCTGTATTAAAAATTAATACATTACCAAATACTAGTTTACCGTTATCTAATGATTATCCTTGGCAAATAATAGGAAGTGTTTTAGAAAACAACGGATATGCTAGTACAAAAGTTGTTAAAGTTACATTTTATGATTCTAACGATGACGGTATTCCAGATAATCCAGATGCATTTAATATTATAGTAGATCCTCCAGTATTAGTTAATAATCAATTATCTAATAACAATTTTGTATTCTTTGAAAAGTATACCACTGACAATTATACTGAAGATTACCGATATATTAGCAACGATAACGGATTAATTTTGATATTTCCATTAGATAATAATGTTTCTAATCTAAGTCAGTATAATGATGGGCAATTATTTTATTTTTATCAATCAGATAGAGTTAAAATCTATAGTAAAGCTTCTGGTGTATTAACTACGACATTAGATTACTATGCTAATATTGGTAGGACTGATTTATATTTCTATTATTTACATAATGCTGATTCTACAACTAGAATTGATCCAAGTTCGACTAATATAATGGACATTTATCTATTAACAAAAGATTATGATGTAGAATATAGGAATTGGATTGTAGGAAACACTACTAAGCGTCCACTTCCTCCAACTAGTACCAATTTATTAACAACATATGGAACAAAGTTAGATGCGATAAAGAGTATCAGCGATGAAATAATATATCATCCTGTAGAGTACAAAATATTATTTGGATCAAAGGCAGATACTAGATTGCAAGCACAGTTCTTAGTAATTAAAAACACAGAGCAGGTTATTACAGATAATAATGTTAAAGCTAGAATAATACAGACTATTGATCAATTTTTTGCTCTTGGTAATTTTGATTTTGGCGATACCTTTTATTTTAGCGAGCTTTCCTCATATGTAATGACCCAATTAACTCCTTACATTACTACATTTGTAATAGTACCAATTGCTAGTGATCAAGTATATGGAAGTTTACAAGAATTAACATCAAATCCTAACGAAATATTCATTAGCGGTGCTACTGTTAACAATGTTTCTATTGTAGAATCTATTACAGCAACTAATCTTAAATCAGCAGGCTATGTACTAACAACATCAAACATCGACATAAATTCAACAAACCTAAGAAGCAGTTAATCCTGGAGTTATAATATATAATGGCAAGTAATGACGAATATCCACTACCAGTAAGTATAGATGACCAAAATACGAGGCAATCTGCTAGACATTTGCCTAGATTTTTCCGTAGCGAACAGAATGAAAAATTCCTATCTGGAGTTTTAGATCCGTTACTACAGCCTGGAAAGTTAGATAGAATAAACGGTTATGTTGGCCGAAAAGATATTCCTAATTTTAAATTTAATGACAATTATCAAACTGATATTAATACAACTCGTCAGTATTATCAATTAGAGCCTGGATTTGTTTATGAAGATCCTAAAACAGGAGAACCTGTTTGGTTTAGTGATTATGCAGACTATATGAATAGTCTTGCATATTATGGTGCAAATACTAGCAATCACGCAAAGCTTAATGCAGAAGAGGCATATTCTTGGGATCCTAGTATAGATTGGGATAAGTTTGTTAATTTTAGAGAATATTATTGGCTTCCAAGTGGCCCTGATCCTATAAACATATACGGTACACAGATAGAAACTGTTAGTACATTTACTGTAAATTCAGTTATCGACGGTAATAGATCAGATTTTATATTCACTCCTGATGGATTAACTATCAATCCTAGATTAACTCTTTATAGAGGTAATACCTATACATTTAAGATCAATTCAAATAATAAGTTGTTTGGAATTAAAACACAACCAGTAGTTGGAAACAGTTATTTTTATAATTTTGGAGTTTCAACACAGAATATAGATCGAGGTATTATTACATTTACCGTACCATACGAAGCACCAGATTTATTATATTACATAGATAATAACGATATTGATTCTCAAGGAATGATCGATATACGAGATATTGATGAAGACACATTCCTTGATGTAGAAGCAGAAATCATAGGCAAGACAAATTATATCAGTACTACTGGTATTAAATTTGTTAACGGATTAAAATTAAAGTTTATAGGAAATATTTCTCCTGCAAAATATTCTAATGGATTTTGGTATGTTGAAGGAGTAGGCACAGCTATTACTTTAACAAAATATTCCGACTTAGAATCAACTCCACTTACAAATGATCCTACTGATCTACCTTTTGATTTACAACCATTTGATTCTGTTCCATTTGAAAATGCTAACAATTATCCTAATGTTAAAGAATATCTAGTTATAAACCGATCAAGTAGAGATAGAAATCCTTGGACAAGAAATAATCGCTGGTTCCATATCAGTGTTATTGAAACAACTGCAATAGCAAATGGGCAAATAGCATCTCCTGATCAGATAACACGAGCACACCGTCCTATTATAGAATTTTTACCTAACATAAAGTTGTATCAAAATGGATGGATTGCTAAACAGGATGTAGATCTAATCGATACTACTACAACTGACGTGTTTAGTACTATTGAAGGAAGTTTAGGATATTATGTTGATGGTGAAAAACTTATTCCAGGACACAGAGTATTATTTACAGCTGACATTGATCCATTAGTTAATGGTAAGATATATGAAGTTAGTACTATAACTGTAAACCGTACTACAGTAAAGTTTCTATCAGCAGCTTGTACTTTAATTCCTCCATATCTAGTTACATTTACATTTGATACATTAGTAACGCCACCTTCGGTAAACTTTGGTTATACAGTAGAGGGAAATAGTAATTCTAATTATGCTGGATTGTATAATGCTGTAGCCAGTACAACTTCAAGTTTAACATTACTGTATCCAATAAATCCAGGTATCTTTGGTACCGGAACAACAACAGGAACATATGATAATTTTGGAAGTCGTCCACAGTTAACTCTAATACCAACTACTGATAGCAATCCTATTGACGGTGAAGTTGCATATGCTAAAGCTGGAAATAGTTATAGAGGATCGTCTTTTTATTATAACGGCACTAAGTGGCAGCAATCACAAAAGAAAACTTCAAAAAATCAAGCTCCTCTATTTGATTTATTTGATGAAAATGAAATTAGTTTTTCAGACAGCACAGTTTATCCAAGTTCGTCTTTTTCTGGAAATAGAATATTTGGTTATAGAATAGGTCCTGGCGCAGCTGATACAGAATTAGGTTTTCCATTATACTATCGTTCAATTGATAATATCGGAGATATTGAATTTGAATTTGATTTAGAAAATAGATCTTGGAATTATATAAAAGACTCCGCATTGTCTAATGTATATTCGTATCAAGGATTTTTAAGAAAAGCTTTGTTAAACGGATCATTTAGATTTTTAAATGGATGGACACAAACTGTTAGATCATTATATCAAAAAGCAGTTAGAATATTAGAAGTAACTGAATCAACTGATTTGATAGCAATTGATATTTTTAATAATAGCGAAGCATTAGGTGATATAAACGCACAAATATATGTTAACAATATTAAAAGAAATGATATTTCTAGAGTTAACATTAATGGGCTTGCTTATATAAAGTTTTCTACAGCGTTACTAGCTGGTGATCAAGTAGTATATAAGATACAGACTATTGCTAATAAAAATGCTAGAGGATATTATGAAATACCGTATAACTGGCAAAATAATCCTTTTAATGAAACTCTAGGATATTTTACATTAGGTGAAGCAATAGATCACGTGCGTACTATTGTTGAAAATAATCCAGCATTTTCTGGATCATTTCCGGGCATAAGCAACTTACCAGTACTGGGAAATGTTTCAAAATTTGGACATCGATTCTTACAACATTCAGGATCATTTCCATTAGCCGCCTATCTAATAACGGATAAGAAAAATAATATAATTGATGCACTTCAGTGGACCTCAACTCAATATACACAGTTTAAGAAAGAATTTTTACGTATCGCAGGTGTAGCAGCGTTTGAAGGATCTATATCTGAAAGAGTTGATCAAGTATTATTAGAATTTTCAAAATCAAAATATCTAGACAAATCACCGTTTTACTTCTCAGATATGGCACCCTATAAAGGATATACACAACGAGATTATATAGTACAAGACACTAGATTGCCTGTATTTGTGATTGATAGTATTTTTAATCCACAATCACAAACTAGAAGAAGTGTGTTAATTTATGTTAACGAGGTCCAATTAGTATATCTAGTTGATTATACTTTTAGTAAGACTGACGCATTTGTTAATATATCCTTTCCATTACATAAGAACGATATTATTACTATAAAAGATTATGTTAGTACAAATGGTTCTTATATACCTTATACTCCATCTTCGTTAGGATTGTATCCTAGTTATGAACCTAAAGTTTTTATTGACGACACATACATAACTCCTGTTAAGGTAATACAAGGACACGACGGAAGTATTGTAGTTGCGTATAATGATTACAGAGATGATCTTATTATGGAACTTGAAAAGAGGATCTATAATACTAGAAGAATAAACTATAACAGCAATATCTTCAATATACATAATGTAATAAGTGGCTACTATAGAAATAGTCCTACTACATCATTCTTTACTAGAAATGAATTCAACAATATAGTATTACCAGATTTCTTAAAGTGGAATTCTTTAACAAATAAGGATTATAGTAGTAATTCTTATATTACAGAAGGTAATTCATTTACTTACAATTATAGTAATTTCTTTGCAATTGACGGCATAACATCGTTGCCAGGTTGGTGGAGAGCAATATATCAATATGCATATGATACTGATAGACCACATAGCCATCCTTGGGAAATGCAAGGATTTACTATTAAACCTGTTTGGTGGGATACTGTATATGGAAAAGCACCGTATACCAGTGAAAACACATTAATGTGGACTGCAATTGAGCGTGGTATAATTAATACTCCAAATTATAGAAGATCAGACATACGTTATGCCCGTCCGGGATTAATAAACAATTTACCCGTTGACGATCAAGGTAATCTATTAAGTCCGTTAGACAGCAATTTTGTAAAAGATTTTTCATTAGTTAATGCTAGAGGAAATTACACATTTGGAGACGGAGCACCAGTTGAAGCTGCATGGCGTAGAACCAGTGAATATCCGTTTAGTGTAATAAAAGCTATGTGCATATTATCCGGCAGCGAATTTATCGGAAAAATGTGGGATAGATTTACTATAAAGAGGAACATTGCTGGACAGATATATAACACCAAAACAGGAAAAAGATTCAATACAGCTGATATAGTATATCCAAATACTCCAATGGGCAATATAGATGATCCAACTGTTCCTAGGTCAATGAGCAACGGATTGTCTAACATCATTGACGATTATGTGTTCTCTCTTAACGCAGTAAGTGTAGATACTTACAAAGATGTAGTAACTGGACTTAACACTAAATTAAGTCATCGATTGGGCGGATATACTAGTAAGGATAAACTTAATGTATTATTAGACAGCCGCAGCCCAACTGCAAGCGGTACAGTTTTCTTACCACAAGACAATTACAATATATTTTACGATCAAAGTGCTCCTGTTGCAAGTGTTGTTTATAGTGGAGTATTGATAGAAAAAATAAACCTAATTGATCAATCTGGATATAGGATTACAGGGTACGATAAGAAGTATGGAATATTCCAAATATTCCCATCAATATCAAGTAAGAATGATTCGGGATTTAATGTTGGCGGAGTTACTGAAGCGTTTTCAGAATGGACGCCAACACAATATTATACTAAAGGTTATATTGTAAAGTATAAAAATCGTTTCTATAGAGCCATAGCACCTAACACTTCTTCGGAGAAATTTGAAGATGACTCAGCAAGATGGTCACCTTTAAATAGTTTACCAATTACTGGCGGAATCAGTGCCTTAAACAGAACACGATTTTCAGACACTGTAAAAGTAATACCTTATGGAACTGTATTTCAAACTGTACAAGATGTAGTTGATTTCCTATTAGGATATCAAGAAAAATTAAAATCTGATGGATTTAAGTTTGATGATTTCAATAAAGAATTAGGTATAACACTTGATTGGTTAACAAGTGCTAAAGAATTTATGTTCTGGACTTTACAAAACTGGAATTCTGGATCAATAATTACACTAAGTCCAAGTGCAACTAACTTACAATTTACACCTGTTATTACAGCATCAATTGATGATTTTAGTTCATCAGCATTTGAATACAGTATATTAAAAGCAGACGGCACACCGTTTAGATTAAATCTCATTGATATACATAGAAAAGAAAACGGATTTACTGTAAAACCAAATGTAGCTGGTGATGGCATTTATTTTATCCGTGCTAATTTAATCCAACGAGAACATATACTATTGTTAGATAATGAATCTGATTTTAATGATGTAGTTTATGATAAGATTAGCGGATATCGTCAAGGTAGAATTAAATTAATTGGATTCAGAACTAGTAAATGGGATGGCGGATATACCACTCCTGGATTTATGTACGACTCTGCTATTATAAATCCTTGGCAACCTTTTACAGATTATAATTTAGGAGATATAGTAAGTTATAAAAACAATAGTTTTGTAGCAATTGTTAATGTTTCCGGCTCGGCAGACTTTGTTTTCTCAAATTGGAAAGAACAAGAAAAGATATTACCAACCGGATTAATGGCAAACTGGGATTATAGAATTGAACAGTTTAGAGATTTTTATGATTTAAATGCTAGTATATTTGACGATAACCAAAAGAAGTTAGCAAGACATCTTATAGGATATCAAGATAGGTCATATCTAGATAATATTATAATTGATGATGTTGCTCAATTTAAATTTTATCAAGGTTATATAAGAGAAAAAGGAACATTCAACAGCATCACTAAACTGTTTGATGTATTAAGATCAAGCGGATTTAGTACAGTAAATCTTTACGAAGATTGGGCATTTAAAGTTGGTGACTATGGTGCATCAGATGCATATTCTGAGATAGAATTTCCATTAGATGAAAAAGCATTTAGACATAATCCGCAAGATGTTGTCCTTACAGCTAATCCTGAATATCAAACAGATTTATCTATATATAATGTATCTTCATCAATGGTTACAATAAAGCCGTTTAGTTATAATGCTAAACCTTTTCCAACTAAAAATATAGACACTGAGTTAAATGACTACGGTATTTTCAAATATCAAGTAGCAGGTTACGTTAGAGAAGACGATGTTGATCACGTACTATATGACCGTGCAGCACTATTGAATTATGATATTACTCAATTCCGAAATAGTGATAAGATATGGTTAGCTTATACAGAAAATAATGATTGGGATGTTCTCGAATATATTAAAGTAGATTTGATTATCACTACTTGGACAGTTGACTTTGTTACTAATTCTCACATATATCTATATTGTGATGGAACAGATGATCTTGCTCGCGGCGATGTAATATCAATATCTAATCTAGGATTAATAGACGGATCTTATATTATCCAAGACGTATCAGATAACATTATCACAATTTACACACTTAGTATATTAGCAACTATACCAAATTTAGTTACTAGTGGTGTTATTCATAGATTAAAGTCAGTTAGATACAAAAATCTAATGGCAGTTTCTGATAAGATTTATAATAGATTTGATATTTTAGGTGAAAAAATATGGATTGATCAGGATCTATCTGGAAATTGGTTAGTATTAGAAAATAAAGATGCATTTTTTAATAATGCAGGCACTAATAAGTCTGATGAAATATTACCATACACTAAGATTAACAATCAACAAAATGGATATGAAATTAAAATAAGTGGTAATAACTTATATATGGTAGTTAGTTCCCCGTTTAAAGACAGAGGATCTGTTATTATATATCGCAGGCCAAACAATTTAAGCAAGTGGAGTTATTCTCAGACTCTTAAAATTCCTAGTGATTACATAAGCTTTTTACCAAATGATCAATTTGGTAAAAGTTTAGATATATCGTATGATGGATTAACTATTGCAATTGGAATACCTCTAGCTAGTAATTTACGTAGTTTATATAAAGGAATCTTTAGTGAACAAGCTGGATATAATCAAAATGATATAGTAACATATTTTGATGATCAAGACACTGGATTTATGTATCGATCTAAAATTCAAGTTAATTCGGGAACAGGTTCCTCATTTGTTTATGATAACTGGGATCTTGTTAGTTCTTATACTGGATCTGTGTTACCGTCAGCTACTCCGTCTGGATTAACAAATCAGGGCGTTGTTGCTATATTTAAATATGACGGATATACTAATAGATTTAAAATATCAAATATATTAGGATCAGCTGATCCTGTAAGTTACGAACAATTTGGTTCTAAAGTAAAATTTGTAGAAGACACAACTTCTAATAATCTTGTTCTTTTTGTATCAGCAACTGGATACAGTACCGATACGGTTTTCAAAACTACAACAGAGTCAAGTGTTAATTCTAATATAATCACAGTTAATAATACTACTGGTATAAAAGTAGGACAACTTATTGTTGGGTTAATTGATCCAATAACCGAAACAAATATTACTACTAAAGTAACAGGCACTACTAGCACACACATATATCTCGATCAATATGTAACTATTGATATTAACGAACAGTTGCAATTTAAATTGCAATCTATAGGTAGAGTACACGTTCTAGTACAAACTAGTAATGGTTGGCAGTTTAATAATGTAGAACCTTTTGTTGATCCATTTAAAAATCCACTAGTTGATATATTTCCACCTGCTAGCTTTGATCGAGTTAGTAATTCTAAATACGGATATGATTTTGATTGTTTATCTGATTTAAGTACAATTGCTGTTTCTTCTCCTTTTACAAGAGCAGGTACTGTTTATGTATTTGAAATAACTACACAAAGTTACGAAAGCTTTCAATCTAAATTAAATGGTATTAATTATCTTTCATTTAGACTATTTGAAGTGATTAGTTCAGAAACACTTATTGATGGATCTGTACCTAATTTAATTGGTGGATATATTTCCGCAGAAGATGCATTTGGATATAAAGTAATTCTTTCTAAGGATCTATTATTAGTATCTGCACCAAATAATAATTCTAAAGGAAATCACGTTGGTGCAATATTTAATTTCCAAAAAGTTAATGAAACATATCAATTACAACAATCACTTATTCCACCAGTAACTAATACATATGCATATGAAAGATTTGGCACTACGTTATCAATTGATCCATTAGGTGACATCTTAAGCATTGGTGCAGCAGGTGGTCCGTCGGTACTTGATACGACATTTGATTCTTATGCTAAGGGATTATATTCAGAATTTTCGTTTAATCTTGATTCAATAGTAAAAATTGAAGGCACGGGTCCATATTATGTGAACTTTAATATTACTGATCAAGAATTTAGCCCTCCTGTTGATTTATTTTATACTATATCTGGAAATAGTAATGAAAACTATAGTGGTAACTTTATAGCAACTACTAGTACTAATTCAACTATAACTTTTAAGTATGATGATTTTCCTGGACAGTTTGGAACAGGAATTACAAAAGCAACCAATCTTGATTTAAAGTATGTGTTAGACACCACTAGTACATCTCTTACACCAACTACATTTGATAATAACTCAACAAAATTCTACGATCAAATACCGTTTACTGGTGCAGTTTATGTATATAATAAATTTGACGATCAATTTATCTATGCTGACAGATTAACACCAAGTGATAATTTATCAGCACAGGATAATTTTGGATTTAGTATTTGTACATCTTCAAATTGTATTGCAATTGGTGCACCTAATAAGTCCTTTGCCGGAATATCCTATGGATCTGTGTTTATTTTTAATTATAGTTCACTTAGTTGGAATAGACTACGTGAAGCAACACCTCTAGTAGATATTGATAAATTTAAGAAATCTTTCTATTACAATACTACTACTAATACATTAATAGGAAATCTAGATTTATACGATCCATTAAAAGGACGCATTCCGGGTATTGCTGATCAAGAAATAAAATATCAAACTTATTACGATCCAGCTGTTTATCAATATAACGGTGATACAACTTTAGCAATTAACAACGACCAAATTTGGACTGACACTCATATAGGAGAAGTTTGGTGGGATCTTTCAACAATTAAGTATACTTGGTACGAACAAGGAGATGTAACATACCGTAATTTACAATGGGGAAAACTATTTCCCGGATCTATAGTTAATGTATACGAGTGGGTTGAATCAAAATACTTACCTAGTAAGTATCAGACATTAGCAGATACTACTGCGGGATTAGCTGAAGGTATTAGCGGAATACCAAAAGATACAACTGATACTACATATAGTACTAAAATAAAATATGATACTACTAGTGGTATTATTACTACATTATATTACTTCTGGGTTAATAATAGAAGAGTAGCACCATCTTTTATGAATAGGAAACTAAGTGCTAATGATATTGCTAACCTCATAGCTGACCCAAAAAGTCAAGGTTATAGATCAATTAGTATTACTAGTGAGAACAGTCTATCTCTAACAAATATTAAACCTAAGTTACTCGGAACAAATGTCTCGTTAAATCTACAATTTTATGAAATAGATAATACAGAATTAGCAATACATAGAGAATATGTATTAATCCCTAAGGGCGACCGATATGCTAATATTCCAAAAATATTAGAGAAAAAATGGTTTGATAGTTTAATAGGATTAGATATTGTTGGTAATACTGTTCCTGATAATAATTTAAGTATAAGACAGAGATACGGCAATTTTAATAGTCCTCGCCAGTCTTGGTTTGTTAATCGGTCTGAAGCATTAAAACAGACTATTGAGTATGTAAACTCAGTTTTACAAAATCAAAATTTATTAGATGAGATTAATTTAAAGAATCTAGAAAAACAAGAAATTCCTCCAACATTAGAATCTGGAGAAATTGATTTAATTGTTAATAGCTTAGAAGAATTGTCATATATTGGAACTAACGGATTACTTACTGCACAAATATCGTTAACTCTTCGAGATGGAAAAATTATAGATTGGTTTATTGATAATAAAGGCCGAGGCTACGGTAAAAATAAATTAGCACCAGAGTATGGCGACGGAGTATGGGCTGGCCCAACTGCTAAGATAGTTAGTGCTACCGGAAGTGGTGGCGAACTTAAAACTTATGTAAATTCTTACGGAGAAGTTATTTGGGTTGAAATAACTAAACAAGGACAAGGTTATACGGAGATTTTAGGAAACACAGGTACTGATATTGGTACTACTGTTGTTGTAAGAGATTTTACCGTATTGGTATTATCGGATGTTGATGCATTGAACAGTTGGAGTTTACAGACCTGGTCATTTGTTAGCGACTTTGATGCTATATCATATCGTAACTTAGTACAAAATAATCTAGGACTTGTTACTAAAAATTATCCACATCACTGGTTAAAGACTAGGACACAATCTTATAATGTTACAAGATACTGGTCTTTTGTTGATTGGTATGCATCTGGGTTTACTGCACAATCTGACATTAAGTTTATTATAGATCGTACAGATAATTTAAGTGGATTACCTTCTGATATTGGTGATTTAGTAAAAGTAACAAATGCTGGTCTTAATTCTTGGTTATTATTGTTAAAGATTGCTAATACAAACGATCCGGATTTTACTATAGATTATCAAGTAGTTGGTGAAGAGAACGCTACTATACAATTTTCAAGTGCTCTATACAATTTCAATAGTGAAATTGGATACGATGAGAAATATAGTTATGATTTAGATTTGTATGATTCTAATCCTACTACAGAATTAAGAATCATATTAGAAGCTATACGAGATGATATCTTTGTAGAAGAATTAAGGATTGAATATGTTAATTTATTCTTTAATACTATACATTATATTCTAAGTGAGCAGCATTTTACTGATTGGTTCTTTAAGACTAGTTTCTTAAAAATGAATCAGATTGTTGGAAATTTAAATCAAAATGCAACATTCCAAACAGATCCATTAGCAGACTACGAATCATATATTGAAGAAGTAAAACCATATAAAACTAAGATAAGAGAATTTGTTAGCTCATATCAAGGATATGATTATTCTTACAATACTGTGACTGATTTTGATTTGCCTAGTTATTTTAATCTAGACACTGGAAATTTTGAAACAACTGATTTATATTCTTCGTATATAACCAAATATCCTTGGGCCAATTGGTTAGAAAATCACACTTATCAAGTAGTGGATATTGTAATAAATCAAAAAGGATCTGGATATATTTCTAAGCCAACGGTAGTTATATCACCACCAATAGAAAACTCTATTGTTTGGAATAAACTAATCCCATTAGATGAGAGTGTTTACGTATCGTTTAACCATAACTATTATCTAACTGGTACAACTGGTGTTACTGGAAGTACACCGCCTACACATACTACTGGTTCTGTATTAAACGGAACTGTTATCTTTACATATGTAGCTACTGATGCAAGTGCTACAGCATACATTGGTACCGGATCGTTGTTTGCAATTGAAATAGATAACCCAGGTTACGGATTTTTATCGTCACCGATTATAACTATTCGAGGAGGCAATGGCCCAATCAATTTTGTACAGGCTACTGCGGTTGCCCACATAGGTAACAATAAGGCTAGAAGTATAACTCTTAAAATGAAGTTTGACAGATATCTAAAAAATTATTATGTTAATGATTTTAGTTATACTGATACTTTCCAAGCAATAAATGAATCTGTGTTTAAATTAACATATGCTCCTGAGATTGAAAAGAGCAAGTTTACAATAACTGTTAATGACATAGAGTATTACGGATCACAGTATTCTGTATCAATAAAGCAAGAAACACATGACACATATAATTCTATAATAGGAAATATAGTATTTGCATCTTTAGTTACCGGCATTGTAGTAATTAAGTATTACAAAAACATTGGAATATACGGTGCTGCTGATCGAATTAATTACGCATATTCTCCAACTAGCGGGCAATATGGTAAGGATCTATCACAACTAATGACCGGAATAGATTACGGTGGAGTTGAGTTTACTAGTATAGCATTTAACATAGTTGGCGGATGGGATATATTAAACTGGGATATTAGTTCTTGGGATACAATTGTTACTACTAACGACGACTATGTTGTTACATTTAGTAACAATAATTCTGGCATTATTTCAAATCAATTTACATTACCTTATATTCCTGCAACCGGCGAAATAATTAATACATACTTAAAAATTAAAAACACAAATGAAACTGTTAGAATTGATAGTACAGATCATAATATTAACTATCAATTAACAATTGAAGGAAATCCAATATATTCTCTTAACGGAGCATTTAATAATACTTCAAGTGTAGAATTTAATACTTTAGAATATACGGTAACTGTTGTACGCTCACCAGTTTACAATGTTAACACTCTTACTACTAATATTTTAATTGATGTCTTTACCACCGGTGATTCTATAAAGTTTGAATATCCACAACCATTAACTGGTTGGAAGATAGGATCAAAATCCCTTACATCAGATTCAATCAGGTACAATTATAATACTTGGAGTATAGAAATTGATGGTGATCGCCAGTTAGATTTTATTTTAAATTCTACATATAAGTTAACACCTATATTAACTGATCACATTGTTATATCAGATCCGATAGATAATACACTCTTTGATTTCCTTTTTGATTTTGAAAATGATGATTTTACTATTGAGCTCTTTGTCAAACCAGCAGCTGAACCTGATAATGATTGGAACCCAATTCTAACAATAGGAAGATCCCAAGGCGGAGTTGAAAGAGGTAAAGAAATACGTATAGGATATAATATTGATAATTCTGGAGTAGGATATCTTATACCTAATAACAGTAACAACGCTAATGTATACAATGGATTTGGTAGTTTAGAATTAGATACTTGGTCTCATATAGCATTGACTAGAAAAGGTAGTTCAGTTTATTTCTTTATTAATGGTATATTAAAAGAAGAAATTACAAATGTAGATTTTACATTTTCTGCACTTGGGCCGTTGCAAATTGGATATGGTTTATATCCAGCTGATGGTTACTTCAAGGGATCAGTAAGCAATGTTAGAGTTCTTAAAGGTACAGGATTATATACTGTTAATTTCTTAGTTCCAAATTCGCCATTAATGAATATTGAAAATACTTCGTTATTAGTATTAGATTCTCAAATCTCATTAAGATCATTCAATGGTAATGGTATTAACAATGTTATAGATATTGGTATATTAGGAAATTTACGAACGGGTGATCAACTAACATTCCGTAAGACTACTAGTGATGGCACTATTTTACCAAATGATCAATCTCTTCTTGATTCATTAATATCAGGCGGTGATTTAGCATATATCTCGGCCAAGGGAATTACTCCGGATGAAATAATTATTGACGGCGATGATTTTGTATCAGCTGAAACAAATCACGGTCCAGAAGAATTAGTACAAGGTCATGTTGTTGATACAGTTGACATTAAGGTATATGATGCTCCAGCTTCAGGAGGTCCACGTATCACTATTGACAATTATATTGGTGACGGTATTACGTCTACATATCCACTAGGTGTATTACCTCCTAACGAAGATGCTGTTATTGTCTTTATTAACAAACTCTTCCAAAATTCTATTAACGTAGATTTTGCAAACAAAACAGTTACTTTGGTTACTGATGACAATTTATCAGACCCGCCCCCACTTAATAGTAAAGTAACTATTTTTATAATAGATACTGCTGGATATGATATTTTATCTAGGGAGATAATTGTTGCAGATGGTGAAACTAGAAGTTTCTTAACCGGCGCTAGATATACAGCAAACGATGTAAGTGCGTATATATTAGTTGACGGAGTTGATACTAGTGCATCTATTTTAACAAGCAACCAAGATAATCCAAATATCGGTAATGTTATAGTTAGACTTGAAAATCCACCTGCTGAAGGTAGCATTGTACAAATAATGATATTCAGGGGATCTATGCAAAAATATAGTAAAACGGTTAATCACGTTATTCCTATTACTAATAAAACAACATACGATTTACCTAGAGTTCCTAGTAGCATACTACCGTTATCTGCATATGTATGGGTAATTGTTACATATAGTGTTAATGGTGTAAAAAAACAAGATTTCTTAAGAGCACCTGACTATGAAAATTTTGTGTATCCTGAACCAATAGAACTTGATGGATTAAGATATGCATCTTATTCAGTTGAATTAGATATTATTTCTGTATATAAAAACAATATAAAATTATTACAAATCCGAGATTATTCTTTTGATAGTGCTAATAATATAATAATTCTAAGAGATGGTATTGCAACTGATGGTGATAAAATTATAGTGGAAATCTTTAGAGATCATGATTTTGAAATTAACGGGTCAAAACTAGTCATCACTAAAAATTACAATTTATCAAACAAAGATGCTATCCTATTCACTACATTTACTAACCACGATCAATGGGATATAATGAGAAATAATAAAGAATTTGCATTCACTACTGGATACGAAGCTGTTCCGTATGACATAACACAATACGACACCTTTGGAACTAGCATTAACACATCCGGTATATTTGATCTACCAAGAACTGTTTCTGATAAGAGCGGAGTATTGGTTTCTGTTAGCAGAGAATTATTAGTTTATGGTGTTGATTATGTAATTCTCGACAATATGAGACAGATTAGAGTCACACTTCCAGATGTATTAACCAAGAAAGATTTTATAGAAATTATAACAACTAATCCTAAAGTAGCTACTAATAGTTTTGGATTTAGAATCTTTAAGGATATGCTGAATAGAACCCAATATAAAAGATTGGATAATAAAAAAACTACAGAATTAATTAGAGATTTAAATTATTATGATACTTCTATTGAAGTAGCTAATGGATCTATATTAGATACACCTAATAGACAGAATAATTTACCAGGAGTTATTAATATCAATTTTGAAAGAATTGAATACATGGTAAAAAATAATAATGTGTTAAGTCAATTACGTAGAGGAACCGTTGGCACAGCAATCAATGTATCTGTTCCAGCCGGAACTTCTGTAACAAGTATGAGTTACACCGATACTATTCCGTATACTGATAATGAAATTAAGAACACTTATATTGCCGATACAGCAATTGTAGAAAACATTGGCATTCCAGTTGGAATAGGTAACGGCACAATTTATGGTATATCTATGGTTGTTCCAAGCCACCCTGTTACTGCAACCATCTCAATTAATGCTGTTGATATAACAGTAGAATTATTATCAGGCGTTGACATTTCTGTTAATAGAAACCGTGTAAAAACAGCCATTAATAATTATTCAAATATTACTGGAGTAATAGCAGATAGAGTTGTTAATGTTGATCATCCAGAATTATCTAATAATCCCAATGGCATAGATCTAATCCCGGCAGCAATTAATATTCCAGTCAATGGATTTGTAAGCAAAACAAATTTAAGACCATATCAAGTTACATTTAGTATTGATACACAAGCAATACCACCTAAAACTGGAATAGCATACAATATAACAGGTAGTGTAAACACTAATTATAACGGTAGTTATATTGCAATAGATTCTACAGAAACTTCAGTAACTTTGGAATATCTTGTTGATCCGGGTGAATTTATTGAAAAATTAAATGTAATATCATTCTCTGATAAGGTCGGAAATGGTCCTTACTTTGTTACCTTTAATATACCATTACGTACTCTAAAACCATCTATCAATGTATCATATATTATAGAAGGAAATATAAATCAGAAATACAATAGTTCATATTATTCTAATAATAATAAACCTGTAGCTACTTCTAGTACACTTAGTACTATAACATTTAGATACGTAACAAACCCAGGAGTGTATGGTAAAACTATTCCGGTAATTACTAGATTCAGTAAATTTGCTGTCGGTCCTATGAACTCTCCTCCATTCCATGTAACTTACACTATTGCTCCGCAAGATACTCCACCCGATCTCGGATTAAAGTATACAGTTTCTGGAAGTAATGATCTAATTGATTTTACTATATATAAAAATACATCATTTTATAACGGATCATTTCTAGCTGTCGCAAGCACAACTACTAGCATAACATTAGAATATCCTACAGATCCTGGATTATTTGCAGGTGGTCTCATTAATCTTAGTAGTATCACAAAAATTAACTCAGCTGTTAGTTTAAATATTGATATAGATACATCAATTACTGTTGCTAATGCATATATTCTACCATTAACTTTTGTTCCAATAATTGGTACCTCGCCTGACATAGTTGATACTAGTGATTGGTATAGAGAATCTATACCTTCAGATTACGGTCAAAATAACGAAATGGAAGTATTCGTAAATGGTACTAGAATGAATAAGACGCCATTAACTGTATATGATCAATCTTTAGCACAGGATAGTTTCAACAGTGCTGGTGATAAGCAAATAGAAGCAGATTATAGTGTAAACGGTATTGATAGTGCTATACGATTTACAAACGCACCAGCACCGGGATCAACTATAAAGATATTAACTAAAAAAGGATATACTTGGTATAATAACGGTGAAACAGTTCAACTAGCATTTAGTGAAAGTAGAATTGCTAAGTTCATTACAGCAACTTCGGTTGATTTACCTAAATAAATAAAGAGAGTGATAAAATGGATAAGAAAAAAGTTAATCAACAAGAGCAGGACAAGAAAATGATTAGAAAACCAGATGAAAAAGGCGCCTTTAATGTTGAAGGACATATCAAGATTTTTGATCCTGAGAGTGGCCAAATTTTTGTGAATAAACGAAATGCAATTCATTATGAAAATATGAGTATAGCAATGGCTTCTAGTTTGTCTGATCAACGATCGGGTTACATTTATCAAATGGCATTTGGTAACGGTGGAACATATGTTGATCCAACTGGAATTATAACTTATCTTACTCCAAACACTGTTGGAATTAACAGCAGTCTTTATAATCAAACTTTCGTTAAAGTTGTTGATGGAAACGCTGTAGAAAATAAAGATCCAATACGAAACAACATACAGATGATGCATACTACAGGAAATAATTATACAGATATAATTGTATCTTGTTTGCTCGATTATGGTGAACCTACTGGTCAAGGTGCATTTGACAACGCTACAGGCTTAAACGATTTATACACGTTTGATGAATTAGGATTAGTAGGATACAATCCAAATGGCTCAGGAAAGCTATTAACTCATGTATTATTTCATCCAGTACAGAAGAGTTTGAATAGATTATTACAGATTGATTATACTGTTCGTATACAAAGCTTATCGGGGTATAGTGCATAATGTCTTACAAAATACAATTCACTAACAACAACAATAACACACCATTAATAGTTAATGATAATTCTACTAATACTCAAACTAGTTTATCATTTCCTGGTAGAAACTTTGTAGGATTTTCGTCTATGATAGGCGAGAATTTCCTACATCTTTTAGAAAATTTCGCGAATACGGAACAACCATACAATCCAGTTGAAGGTCAGTTATGGTATGATAACACTGCCGGAAGTACGCAACTTCGTATATGGGATGGTACTAATTGGTCACCAGCTGGATCAGTTAATAAGTCAACAATCGCTCCTACATTTGGAAATGTTGGCGATTTATGGATAGATACATTACATCAACAATTATATCTATATTCAGGCGTAAATTGGGTTCTAGTTGGACCAACATTTAGTTCCGGATTAAAAAGCGGATTACAAGTTGAAGTTGTTGAGGATGCTCTCAATAACGATAAAACAGTTTTAAAAACATATTTAAACGATCAAGTTGTATCGATATATTCAACACAGTCCTTTATTCCAAAAATAGCTATTGATGGTTTTACTAGAATTAACCCTGGACTAAATGTAACTAATGCTAGTTTTACTGGCGGTACAACAATTACTAAAGTTTGGGGTACATCAGAGAAAGCTGAATCTCTAGTTGTAGGAAACACAGTTGTTCCAGCAGCAAATTTTCTAAGATCAGATTATCCTAGTTCAACTACTTTTCCTTTATCAATTAAAGATGATACAGGTGTTACTGTTGGAACTGAAAATCAACTTAAATTACAAGTGTCTGCATCTGTTGGAACACTATATCATAGTACAGCACAATCAGCATTAGATTTAAAACTCAACATAAACGGACAGGCAAAAACTGTTATTCGTTTAGATGCCACTACTGGAAATGTTGGTATTAATAATTTAAATCCACAAGCAACACTTGATATTGATGGCACTACAAAGATTAGCGGTGATGTACATATTACAAGCACTACTGACTCACTAACATCATCGGTTGGTGCATTAATAGTTGACGGTGGAGCAACTTTTAAAGGAAATGTTAATTTAAATAGCGATACGTATGTTGCTGGTACTTTATACCTAGATGTTAGCGAAGGGCAAAGTGGTGGTATATTACATGGTATGTTGCCGGTTAGTAACGGTGATATAGATATAGGTGGTAATGATATCATAAACGGATACTATCCTTTCTCTAATGTATACGCTAATAAGTTCATTGCTACAAACAATGGAAGTTTTGTTGGTAACTTAACTGGAAGTGTTTCTGGAAATAGTATTTCTGCAAGTAGATTACAAGCAAGTACATTGTTTAATATAGAAGGCGACGTTTCTGCTAGTGGATTTAGTTTTGATGGATTGACTGGTGGTATTACATATACTATTGACACTACAGTCGGTACATACGGATTTATAAGCAAGAATGGTTCTGGACCATATTTTGTTACTTTTGGAATCACTTTACAGACTATAAAACCAGCTACTGGTATTAATTACGTTGTAACAGGAAATAGTTCAGCTGGATATAATGGTAGTTATACAGCAACTGGTACTACATTAAGCAGCATTACTTTAAGATATGATATCGATCCTGGAATATTTGGCTCCGGAACTACTACTTTAACTTCGAGTTCGGGATTAGTAAAAACATTTCAAACTTTGATATCTTCTAACTTCATTACTTCAAAAGATGAGATAACTGATTCTACCGATGCAGATACTATACTATTATATAGACCAAATGTTGGTCTTAGAAAAACCAACAAGACAAATTTTGTAAAATCGTTACCATTAGTTCCAGTTGGAAGTATTTTTCCTTTTGCAGGACCAAGCAGTAAAGTTCCAGAAGGATATGTATTATGTGACGGTAGCGAGCAAGAAAAATCTAGATATTTAGATTTGTTTAATGTTATTGGATATACATATGGTGACCCAATTACTTTAGCAGGAATAAACAGTTTTAGAATACCAGATCTAAGAGGACGGTTTGCCTTGGGTCTAGATAATATGAATAATGGAAATACTGTTACTACAGTTAATGGATCAGAAACTACTATAACTACTCCAGCTGCCCGCGTCAGTCAAGACTCGTCTAGGGTATTAGGTAATAGTGGCGGCAACGAATCTTATACTATGAACATTAATAATTTACCTCCTCACGTACATACACTTACTGGCGATCAAGGAACTAAATTTTATGCAGTAAATAATGAATCAGGAGAACCTACCGACGGCGGCTCTAGCAATACTGTAGTTGTACTTCCGGTAATTCCATATGGAGCTAGTTCTACAGTTGAGCGTATTGATAGGACTGGAAATGTACTATATGGACCACCTGCTGCTCAACCTTTAGCTGTTATGAATCCCTA